AATCCTTCGCATACTGTACTATGGTCCCAATCGTGACCGGCTCTGAGGACCCATTAAAAGTCCGCCACTTCTTCTCACACTCGCCATCCTTGAATCTTGAATCCTGTCTGCTCCATGACTCCCAGAGGGAGCAGGGATACCCCTCAAGTTTGAGAGCCATCCCCACATTGACCCACTGCTGGTAGTCAAGAGATGAACAGGGTATGTGTTCGAGATATTCAGCTATGTTTATTTCGTTACCCATTTGTTAACTCCTCTTTGATTTAGGTACATAGGTCACAGGATCCACGTTATACGGCAGACACCAGTTGTGCATCGCTAAATAGGATATGATTGCCTTTGCATCCTCAAAAGCCCATGTCCCGACATCCTGGAAGCCATACCGCTCAAGTGTCCTGATCTGTTTAGGAGTAGTCATACCGGAGCTGGCACGCTTTATCAGCCTGTCAAGGAGCATCGAAGCATATCCCTTGAGCATCTCATCACCGGTATTTATGCCGAATCGTTCAAGAGCCTTTAACTGGTTCTCCGTAGCGTTTTCAAACTCCCATGCAAATGTAGGCTCATATTCCAGAAGATCGTCATCTGCGATCGACATTTCAAACTGCAGCGGATCCACGAGTTTTGCCTTCTTCGCTCTCTGTTCTTTGAGCTGTCTTGCAAGGGCCGCCTCTCTTTGCGCCCTCACATCATCCATAGCCTTCTCAATAGTTTCCTCATCTATGGAAAAGACCTCTCCGGACTCCGCCATCTTTTCATCAATGACCTTCGCCACGTCTTCCTTCTTGCAGATAAGACATGTGGGCCTGCATAGTTCATGTCTTGATGTCAGCCACAAAAAGTCCAGTATCAAAAGATGATCCTTGCCTTCACAAAGCCTTGTACCACGTCCAACCATCTGGGTATAAAGGCTCCTGATCTTCGTGGGCCTTAATACCACGATACAGTCAACTGATGGACAGTCCCAACCTTCTGTCAAAAGCATGGAATTGCAAAGGACACCATTTTTAGCCTGGTCAAAATCCGCTAACACTTCAGAGCGGTCTTTTGAGTTTCCATTGACTTCCCATGTCTGTACACCTTTGCTTGAGAGCTTTGCACTAAACTCCTGAGATGTACTGATAAGAGGTAAAAAAGCCACAGTCTTTCTATCTGCATAGTTTTTTGCTATAATATCTGCAATCTGATCGAGATACGGGCTTAAAGTGTCTCCCAGGTCACTTGTCGCATAATCACCCTGTTGGGTACGTACTCCGGTCAGATCTATCTTGAGAGGGATGGTCTGAGCTTTGATCGGGCAAAGATATCCCTCTCTTATAGCCTGAGGGAGCGTATACTCATAAGCGAGAGTCTCGAAAAACTCTCCAAGGTTCTTCATATCTCCCCTGTCCGGTGTGGCTGTCACTCCCAGGACGTTTGCATTGAAATATCCTAAAATCTTCTTGTATGAATCAGACAAAGCGTGATGAGCTTCATCCACAATGATGGAGTCAAACTCATCGGGGCTGTACTCTTCAAGTCGGTTATCACGCTGCAGCGTCTGCACGGATCCCACAACTACGGAATGATCGGTGCCTGCTGCGTGACTGTCTGCTTTCTCCAGTGCGGAGGTTATACCGGTGGCCTTCATAAGTTTGTCGGATGCCTGCTCTAAGAGTTCCCCTCTGTGAGCCAAAATCAGCACCTTTCCACCTTTATCCACTCTGTTCTCTGTCACCTTTGCAAAGCATATAGTCTTGCCGCATCCCGTGGGGAGCACAAGCAATGTATGCTTATGCCCCTCGTTCCACTCATGCTCGACCGCCTTGACCGCTTCACTCTGATATGGTCTTAACGTCATCATATTTTTAGTCCTCTTTTGCGAACAATGTGGCGATCCTGTTCGACTCATTGCCCTTGTAGGTCTGGATCTTAACCTTGCATCTACCAGTGGAGCCAACAAGCTTATCCCAGTGCATTGCTGTCTTCTCGCCCTTCTTCTTGAGTCCACATGCCTTGAACAGACTGGAGAGCATTCCCTCCATCTTCTTGCAAAGATAGTATCTTTCAAAAATGAGAGCTGACTTGTCACCGTCCGTGATCTTAAAGGTGACTATTGCCATCTTACATGCAGGGAGCTTGTCGGATCCGGCATAAGTTGACCTCTCGAAGTTCACGATCTCAAAGTCATAAGTACCAGCAGGAAGGATGGTATACTCACTCTCCTTCTCAATCTCGTCATCCCAGTCAAGGAGCTCGTCATCGTTCTCCTCACTAAACAGGACATCATCGTTTAATCTTTCATCACTCATGGTTAAATTCTCCTTTCTTAACCTTCAAACGGGATTTCTTCGGAATCCCAAGCCTTTTGAATCTTTTTATACATCCCAGGGAAACTCTTAACGAGTTTCGTCTGAAAAGCATCGTCATAATCCTCAATGGATGTATCCTGGCTATAAGGTGCATTCTTTAAAGCACCCACAGCGGCTTCCACATCCCACGCTGTTACATTGTGCTCAAGCATCAGTGCTTTAAGTTCCGGAATGATCTTTAATCCGTTAGTCCACTTTGCCCTTGCATCCACCTGATCGGGAGTGTATGTCTTTGCGCCCTTTGTTATGTCCTCTTTAGGCTCTTCCTTTTCAGGTTCAACCTTTTCGGGTTCCGGTTCGGGCTCCGGTTCTTTGACCTTCGACACCGGTACGGGATCCCCGAACAGATACTTGTTAAGTTCGTCATAGTTGAGATCCATCATACTCGGCATTCCGTGGCGGTTCTTTGCATCCCATGTAGGCGTGTGCTCGGTGTATATCACCCTTTTACCACCTTTGGCCTTCTTGCTCTTCGTCTTGGAATCCTCCACCACAAGTGTTCTGTAATTCCCGAAGAGTACCGCATCGGCCCATTCCTTAAGCTGAGCCTTAACCTGTTTTGACTGGAGCTTTAATTCCCACCTGTCAAAGGCTCCCATCTCTTCGGGGAGTTCCTGCTTGCGCATCAGGGCATGAGCTAAAAGAACAACATTCACACCTTTTGCTATGAGCTTGTCCAGTTTGACCAATAACTTGCTAAACTCTGCATGAACAAACTGAGATCCCTTGCCGTAATCCAGCGTGAGGATGTTATCGGTATGATGCTTTGTGTTAAGCGTATTGATGCAAGCCTGCTCTGCCCAGTCAGTAGTGTCGATCACTAATGTCTGACACGCTCCAGGTGAGTTCTCTACGATATAATCCACTGCCTTTAAGATATTGTTCCAGTCTGAATAGTCTGACTCAAGCCTTGCCACATCAAGCATCTTTGTGGAACCTTCTGTGTCTATGAAGATAGGATCCGGCATCTTACTTGCAGCCGTGGTCTTTCCCCACCCCTCAGGAGCATACAGGATGATCTTCTGTGCACCCGTTTTCTTTCCTCTGCTTATCTGCATATCTGAAATCCTTTCTGGCTGAAAGTGTCCGCTCAGCTTCCTTCACGAAGTTATCAGCCATAGCTTCGATCTCGTCATCATGCTGCTTAAGCGGATTTACTGCTACCTCCTTGAAATACTTTATTGCCAGCTTTTTAAGCCATTCCATATAAGAAAATCCTCCTTTCGTTTCCTTTACTTAATTGATAAATGTTTCCCTCTCGGCTCCAGATGTGCCCAGGGAAGTTCCACGTCTTCCGGCAGACTCTTCAGATGCTCGGCAATCTTGCCCTTGTCGGCCTCACGCTTGATGCGGATGAAATCTTTGGGAATCTCGTTGATATCCTCGGTCACCCACAAAGGCTGAATGCCTCCGTTGTTAACGATTTTGAGCTTGAACAGGTCCGTTTTGATCTCGGGTATATCCATCTCCGTCATTGCGTTGAAAAGTGCCTTCTTGAGGCTCTCAGCCCTGTTCTCTGCGGTCTTTGCTTTCTTTGCGAATGCCTCCGCCTCTTTTGCGTAAGTCTCAGCCTGTGCCTCGATGGAGCGCAGAACTTTGACATATCCCTCTGCCTTGATTTCGATCTCGCCCTTGACTCCCTCGAGAGTGTCCAGAACTGTCTGCTCGTCTACTTCGTCATCGAGGAGCATGTCTGATAATGCCAGATACTCGCCTGTTAATTCGTATAATGTACTCATTCCTGTTCCTCCTTTCCCTTCCTTAACCTCTTGATTATCTTCTTCAGCGTCTTCATCCTCTGCGGAGTGCAGTGCGTAATCCACTCCGGTATCTCATCTTCTGGAATATCCAACGACCGCATCTGTCCGACAAGCTCCTTGATGGTGACTCCACTTTTACGGATGTAGGCTGATATGCTCTGTTCTTGCTTTTCATAGAACTCTTTGACCGTCTCCTCGGCGACTCGATAAGCCTCTCTGATGATGGCATCCGGCGAAGCTCCGAACAGATATATCTGGAATGCTTCACGCTTCAGACATTCCTCTGCCCTCTCCCTCAAGTTGATGGTCACAGTCTTTGACACTCCTGAGCCTCTCAAAGTGTGCCAGTCGTTGATTTCGGCGACC